TAATGCAGTAGACACTATCAAGCATTTGGTTAATAGAAGAAATGCATTTGAAAGTTATATTATGTCTGCTATCTCTAATGAGTCGTTTGGCGACCTAAAAGATATGATTGCAGAAAGCGGTGTAGAGTTTGAAAACCAGCGATCTAGATTAGGCTATCAAGTAGGTCAGATGAGTTCAGTTGTAAAAGATCAGCAGTTGTCAAGGTACTTAGGTAGTATTGGTAGCAAACTATCTAATGGAGGCACACTAGATGCAATGGAGTATAGGGCTGTAAAAGCATCGTTACTCTCAGCACAAAGCCCTACATCTTCACCAATAGCAGAAGATTTAGCAGAAGGCAGAACAAAGGAATACGAAGCATTTTTGAACACTTTTGTTACAAGTGATTGATAATCCAAAAAAAACTGATAATTTTTTAACATAGAATAAATAGTATCATAACAAAGACAGCGGTTATTGTCGTAAGACAAAAAAAGGTTGACAACATGGCTAAAAGAATATATTATAACCCAAGTTACTGCATAAACCCAGACGCAGCGACACACATGGCACATATTAGGAGAAAACATTATGGCATCTTTAGCAGAAATTCGAGCAAAGCTACAATCTATGGAATCAAAAGGTTCCAACTCACCGTCACAGCAAAGTGACAACGCAATTTATCCACACTGGAACATCGACGAAGGAACAAGTGCAACACTACGTTTCTTGCCTGATGCTGACACTACCAATGACTTCTTTTGGGTAGAACGACAAATGATTCGTTTGACCTTCCCAGGAGTAAAAGGTGGCGACATGAAGCCAGTAACTGTACAAGTACCTTGTGCAGAAATGTACGGAGACACTTGTCCAGTACTAACTGAGGTTCGTCCTTGGTTTAAAGACCCAAGTTTAGAAGACATGGGCCGCAAGTATTGGAAGAAGCGTTCCTATATTTTCCAAGGTTTCGTTACAGATAATCCTTTAAACGAAACAGCACCTGACAACCCTGTTCGCAGATTTGTTATTTCACCTCAAATTTTTAACATTATCAAGGCTGCATTAATGGATCCTGATATGGAAAACTTGCCAGTTGACTATGTTAACGGTACAGACTTCCGTGTTACTAAAACTACTAAAGGGCAGTATGCTGACTATAGTACATCAAAGTACTCTAGGAAAGAACGTGCATTAGACGCAGTTGAACTTGCGGCAATTGATGCAAACGGCTTGCATGTACTGAAGGAGTTTTTACCTAAGCGACCAGATCAAGCACATCTCCAAGCAATTGCACAGATGTTTGAAGCAAGTGTAAACGGTGATTTGTATGATCCAGAACAGTGGGGCAACTTTTACAAGCCGTATGGCGTAGAAGTTCCAAGCACTGCTGTACAGGCATCTAGTGCTCCAGCACAAGCAGCGCCAGCACAAGCGGCAGCACCTGCTCCTGCTCCAGTAGCAGCACCTGCTCCAGTAGCACCTGCTCCAGTAGTAGAAACAGTAGCAGATACTACACCGGTTGTTGAGCCAACGCCTACAGTTGAAGTAGCATCTGCAACGCAAACTGGCGAAAAGCCTAGCGCGGATGATATTTTAAATATGATTCGCTCTCGTAGTTAAGGGGTTAAATTATGCAAAAACCATTCGACTTGACTAAGTTCAGGACGTCAGTCACTAAGTCTATTGCAGGCATTAGTGCTGGCTTCCACGATCCTAAAGACTGGATCAGCACAGGAAACAAAACACTTAATTACTTAATCAGTAGTGACTTTAATAAAGGAATTCCACTGGGTAAGGTTAGTGTTTTTGCAGGTGAATCCGGATCAGGTAAAAGTTTTATCTGCTCCGGCAATATCACTAAAGCAGCGCAAGATCAAGGATGCCAAGTGGTATTATTTGATAGCGAAAACGCACTTGATGAGGATTGGCTACAAGCGTTAGGAGTAGATACTACACCTGATAAATTACTCAAAATTGGTGTTAGCATGATTGACGATGTTGCTAAGACCTTGAGTGATTTTATGAAAGACTATAAAAGTAACTATGGCGATTTAGAGTATGAAGATATGCCTAAATTGTTATTTGTTATTGATAGTCTGGGTATGTTACTTACACCAACTGATGTAGCACAATTTGAAAAAGGCGACATGAAAGGCGATATGGGTAGAAAGCCAAAGGCTCTGACTGCCCTAGTGCGTAACATGGTTAACCAAATTGCACCATTCCCAGTAGGTATTGTTGCAACTAACCACACATACGCATCGCAAGATATGTTTGATCCAGATGATAAAATCAGCGGCGGTCAAGGCTTTATCTATGCAAGTAGTATTGTTGTTGCTATGCGTAAACTGAAACTCAAGGAAGACGAGGACGGCAATAAAACTTCAACTGTACAAGGTATTCGTGCCGCATGTAAAGTAATGAAGAGTCGTTACAGCAAACCGTTTGAGGGTGTACAAATTAAGATTCCTTATGAATCAGGCATGAACCCGTATAGTGGGTTGTTAGAGATGTTTGAAGCAAAGGGCATTGTGCAAAAAACTGGTAATAAACTCGAGTACACTAGCCCTATCACAGGCGAAGTTATCAAAGAGTTTAGGAAGCAGTGGACAGGCGAAAAACTCCAATTGATTATTGATGAATGGGGACAGAACCCACAGAAAGATAATATTGATGTAGGTGATGTAGATGATAGCGCATTTGAAAATACTGACACTGGAGAACTGATCGATGAATCCTGACATACAAGTACTTATTAGTGTTTGGGACACTATCAAAACTTTTATTCCAAAGAAGGATAGAATCGAGGCCTCGGAGCAACTTATCCGTGTACTTGACGAAGAACTTGACTTCGTGGGCATTGAGGAAGAATTTAGTTCCTTTGATGCCGTTCTGAAAGCTGCAGCAAAATCTCATTTTGATGTAGAGGAAGAAAACGATGATGAAGGTTTTGACTGGGAGTAAAGTAAATGGGATGGTATCGAAGCGTAGTAGACGATCTCAGTACCCTAGTTGACTCAATTGACTTCTACGAGAACGAACTTGAGGAATCCAAATACGAATGCCACATTAAGGGCAGCCTAGAGAAATCTAGTGCTGCTCTGCCTGGCATTACTGAGCATCGTTTTAACCAGTTACAGGAAATTGAAGCAATACTGGAGCACCTGAATATAGAATTGCGTAAAGAACGCAGTAAGGTTTTTCGAAAGTATCTGGAAACATACAATAGGCAGTTAAGTAGCAGAGACGCCGAAAAGTTTGTTGACAGCGACGATAGCGTAATAAACTTAACACACCTGTGTAATCAGTATGCATTAATTAGAAATAAGTATTTAGGCATAATGAAAGGCCTGGATACTAAGCAATGGCAAATAGGGCATATCACTCGGTTACGAACTGCTGGTATGGAAGATATAGTTATTAGTTAAGATGAAACAAATTATTGATTTGTCCGAGGTTTACAACACTGGCACAGTCAGTAGAAGATACCTTATACCATGGCTATCTAGTAAATTGGGTATACATGACAATTATGTCATAGTTAACGATAATTTACTAAATTACGAATTACCTGAGCTCGCTTGGTTTAACACTATTGTATTGGACGTGAGTCACAATCCAATGGACGCACTCAGTCAACAGCAAGTTCGGTCATTTGTAGATACACACAAAAATAAGAAAGTAGTGGTTCTTAGTGACGATGCTACTGAGGATAACTATACATCTTACTTTCATTTACCGTACAGCCAAGCCGAATATCCAATAGTAGAAAAATCAATCGAACACAAATTCTCTTGTTTGAATTCTGTTCCTAAGATACACAGGCTTATCATGCTGAATAAGATTTACTCGCACAATTTACAAGAGTCTGTGTTGCACAGTTTTCTTTGGGATAAGCAACAGCATGCTAAGACTCATTTACAACAAGACTACTGGCAACAAGACATACTGGATTACTCGGACGAGTATGAATATTTTTTAAGCAGGCTCAAGCATATTTGTCCGATCACAATCGATGATCTTTCAGATACTGATCCTTATGTTAACGATCATACAGTAAGTAGCCCAGCATATAATCAAACAGCACTGAATATTATAACAGAGAGTTCGTGCAAACGTATGTTCTTTACAGAAAAAACTTGGAAGCCTATATATGCAGAACAGTTGTTCTTATCAATAAATGCTCCTGGGTCTATCAAAAAATTAGAGCAGTTTGGATTTGATACTTTTAAAGACCTAATAGACCATTCTTATGACGAAGAAACTAATTTGGTAAAGCGTGTAGATTCTTGCGCCAAAGAAATAGATCGCTTAAACGATGATATATTGGACATATACCATTATACAGCAAACCGCCGCAAGAAAAACTCTTTGCATTTGCAGAGCAATGAATTTAAACAACTTGTTGAGATATGTGTATGATACATATTTTTTGGGCAGGACGATTTGCTAAAAAGAGCCTAGTAGTACAAGAGTGTGAACAGTATTTGTATGATCAGTGCAAGGACATAACACACGATGTAGATATAACAATTGATTTAATAACTGAGCTAGAAGATCAGTTGGGCGGCTTTTGTTATGGTGATAATGAACATATTGTGATAGGCTTGGGCAGGAAGAGCCACGGGGGCTACTTTA